TTTACGAGTCAAACAGATATTATCTATAATAGAAGCACTAACAGTAGGAACTGCTGGGCCAGTTACAATTAAGTTAATATCAACGGCAGCTGGGTCTGTAAACTCATCAAAAGCAGTTACAACATTAGCAGTTGAAACAGCGCCATTAGCACCTTGTACTAATGATGCACTAAACGGTGTATCTAGATTTGTAAATGTTGATGTAGCAGTAGTGGTTGTACCCCAATTAGTACCACCATTTTGATGTGCTGTCCACCAAACATATTCAGACTGATCATTAATTACATTCTTATAGAAATTTGTAGAACCTTCTGAAGTCAAAGCATCAGTAGCCTTAGAAACAGCAACAAACTTATTTAAAAATGTATTTGCAGTACCAGAAAATAGTGAATCTTCATCAACAACTGCAACGTGTAATTCGTCACCTGTAGCGCCTCTAGCATTTGCATAATCTGAAGTTCCTGGTGCGATCTTGAACTCGTCATGATACTGCCACTTACGAAGAATGGCTGTGTTGTTTGCAATATTAGCTGCAAATGCTTGAGCAGCTGCAACTGTTATAGTAGTAGCATTTGCGGCCACAACATCTTTATAAGTTGTGCCACCATCTACTGAAACTTTATCACCCTCTATTACTTTAGGTCCTGTAGGCGTTCCTGTAATATACCCGTTTGCATCTACTTTTTTAATATTGATTACATTTGTAATATCATTAACAATATTCAATGCGTTTGCAGTAACAGAAAAACTTGCAGGTGATTGTGATATATTTTGTGAAAATGCGTTTACACTTGGGCAAATAGAGATTCTCAATGAATTACCTCTTGCACCTGCGTATTTAGCTGCAAAAGGGCCAACATTTGTATTTGCGGTACTATGGTTTAAATCATAGTCATCATCATTCTCTATAAGTATTGCACCACCAACATTTGCAGCCGAATTGAGTGAACCTGTTGCATGATCTTTACTTACTGCTCTTACAACTTTTAAATTATTTCCATATGCTAAGAAGTTTGCCGCTGAAAACCAGTATTCGTAGTTTCCATCATCTGGGTTTCCAAACTCTTCCTGCAATAAAACTTCATCTGATATAGTTTTTACCTCATTTGCAGGACCCCAAGCAAACTGTCCAGCGGTAGCGCCAATGGAAGTGGCAACTGAAGGAACAATTGTAGTGAGATCAATCTCAGATACGTTTACTCCTGGTGATAGCTGAAATGCCATGGATTTCTCCTCTTTAGACTAGACAATTAAAAATTTGATTTCGATTTATTCTCTATTTAGTGTTTTTACAATCTTGTGTTAAACTGACCACTTTTTGTCCAGACATCACCACTATCAACTGTTACTTCTTCTTGTAAACCATCATCAATTATACCAACTGGAGTCAAACTTTCCTCTATTAATAAACTTTGTTCTTTCAATAAAATTGAACGAACATCAACATTTGTACTATCTTTAAAATAAGTTTGTGCTGTTAACCAACCAAAAAGAACAAGTCCCATGGCTAAATCATCATTATTACCCTCCTCAGCTCCATAAGATTCTCGAATCCGAACAAATGAATTAAGTTCTGCAATCGTATCAAAATCAACGATAATTAACTTATCACTTTCAATAAGAGTTTTTAGATTTGCACAACCAATTTTTTTAACTGATTTAGTGGTCTTAATACCAAATGATGAATTTCTTTTAAAACCGCCTGATATTGTTTGACCTTTTATATGATGTTGATCTATTTTATAGATGTTTTCATATTCTAAATCGTAATGTAAAATATCAACCACTTGTTGGCCAATGTTATTTGTTTCAATTAAAACATAAGCTCCATTATATTTCATACCGATTGAATAAATTATATTTGGAAAAAACAATAAAGGTAAATCGTTACTTCTATATTTTGCAACTTGCCTGTAAGGCGTTTGTGTTGCATCTATGATATTTATAGCTGAGTAATCTTGACCCACACCCTCTGAACAATCAACTGTAGCTATATAAACATGATCTTTTTTTGGTTCTTCATACATATCAAGTTTATCAATTGAACTAATTGGATTAAAAAATGCAAGAGATCGTAATTTAGCTCCTGAAACTAATGTAGCAGATGAACCTATAAACTCTGTTTCAAACTCTTGTCTGAATTGTTCTTCAGATGTATTTCGTATAGTTTCTTTTTTCCACGCATCATCTCTACCTGGAACACTAGACCAATGAACTTCAATTGGATTGTATGTTGATCTTTTTTCTACAGCATCAGTCCACATTTTATAAAACATATTCAAACCATTTGGTGTAGAAACAATAATTACTTTTGTTGTTTTACCAGATGATATAACAGGGTATGTAGCAGTAAAAAACTCTTGTGCAATGTTGTGTGGCACAAAAGCGAACTCATCAAGAAAAATTAAATTGTATGTACCGCCTCGCACACCTGAATTAGATGTTGCATAGGCATATATCTTAGAACCATTTTCTAATTCTATATTACCTTTGTTCCAAACAAGTATGCCTTGTTGTAACCATAAAGGTAAATTTTCATAAGCTTTTTGCAATCGACCAAGTATCTCTCTTGCAAGAGCTCCTTTATTCGCAAGAATACCAATTGTATAATCATTTTGAAATAAAACAGACCATAACATATAACCAACTGTTGTAGTTGTTTTACCAACTTGTCGTGGCATTTTACATATTGAAAAACGATTTTTATGAAACTCTGTGACCATGTTTTCTTGAAAAGGCCACATATCAAAAGGCACAAGGCCTTTATCTACACTTATAATCTGAACGTATGTTCTTATAAAATGAACAGGATCTTCCGTACACTTTATAATTTCTTTTACTTGTTCTTTTGTGTATGAAAGGTCTACACCTATTTTTTTTAATTTATCATTACCTAAGTAACCATCATTTTTATTTGGCATCTCTTTTACCTTTTAACATCTTCACAAGATCATTTGTTGACCCGACAAATACAGCTTTATCTACATTAATATCACTTGATGTTTTTTTAGGTTCTAAATCTCTTTTTCTTTTTTGTATTTCAAGTAAATCTTTATTTAATTCACCTAAATTTTTAAGTGTTTGTGCAACAACTTCAAAAGCTCTTGGATGTTCAGATTCTTTTGCCACTCTTAATAAACTATCTAAGGCATCATCACCTTTTGTAATCAAGCCTTTTATATTTTGCCGAGCAAATTGAGCATCATTAGAAATTTCCTCTTCCGTTTTTACAGGAACTATTTCATTTGGTTTTTCTTCAATTGCTGGTATGTCTAATAAATTTGATAAATTTTCATTTAGTTTTTTCATAATGTGTCAGGATATTCAGTTATTGTTTCAGAGAAGCCAAACTCATCATCAGGTTCTGCATTAGATGGTACTGGCGTTAGTTTTACAAAAGCCGCTTTTAATGGTTCACTTTGAACTGATCGAATTGTAACTGTTGCATTTGATGAATCACCCGTTACAATATCACCAGCTTCTAATAGTTTATTTAACCCTGTTGCAACTAATTTACTATTAGCAACATTCGTAAATTTTCCTACAACACCAACTAAATCTCTTGATGATACACGGATAGTTTCACCCTCTATTAAAAGTCTATCAGGAGTGAGAGGGTTCAAATCAGTAGTAACTTGTTGAGCTGATTTAGTTTGACTTTCAATATAAATGTTGGTGTTTGCTTGACGAATGTATGAACCAGATTTAACAGGTGGCCAAATATAACCTTTAGCCGTGAATTGTAAATCCCACATAATTAAACGTGTGTTCATCATATCACCTTCATAGTCAACTGTTGATTGTACTGAATTTAATATAATTGGCATATCATATTTCTGATTCATTTCAGAAATAAAATTAACTGTCACAGTAAAATCTGGTGTGAAAAAAGGTAATATTTGTTCTAGTATCTGTGTACCATCTTCAGTATTTCTTACATAAATTGATAAGTTAAAATCAAAGTTATATGGTATTGGGTTGAATTGAGTTTTAATTGCTGATGATGTATTAGCCGCAAAATTTCTAATAAGTGAATTTAATTTTCTTGATGTATCATAAGTCATACTCACCATCTCAAATGAAATACGAGGTATAACTGTGGCTACTGCTTTAGTTAAAGTAGGATCTGATGTAATTCTTGTAAGATATTTTTCTTTTGCACCATACGACAAAGGCACTTTAAAGATTTCTTTTTTTACTGTATTATCTAAATTATATCTTTGTAAAAGAATATCATTAAAAACTGTACCAAAAGCTGTAACAACTTTTCGTATTGTACGATTATAAAAATGTGCATTACCTAACATTATGCCTCACCAAATGGATTTGTTTCACTAAAGTCTAGTATACCATCTGCATCTGCCTCTATTCTTGCATTGTCATCAATACTTTCAAAAGCTGTATTCATTGTTGCAGTATCATCTGAAGTAGAAACAGTAAATGTAGCATTTGATGTTTCACCAATTACATTAGCTGAAGTAAATGTGCCTTGTACTCGAATTACATCCATATGTGTATTTGCCACAAAAGTATGAACAACTGCTTGAACTGATGCGTTAGCAAGTGTTAAATCACTACTTTGAAATACAGTTTCATTTACATCATATTGGCCTGTGCCATCACCAGATAAAGTAATTCTTGTTCTTGGATAATAGTCTTTAATCTTATCATCTATTGTGGGGTTACCAGTAAGCACAAGTTCGTTTGAGAAAACAAACTTTTTAAGTTTTAGAGCATAGACGTAAACATTTGCACCACGACCACGGCCCAAAGTGTAAAACATCGCCTGTTCATTTTCATGTTCTACAAAAGATATTTCAAAAAAAGCATCTGTAAGAGGGACGTAAACTAAATCACCTTCTCTTGGTCGATTTATATCCGCTAGCTCTCTTACTGTGTGAACAAATCTTCTACGAGATACAAGTAAAGTTATTTCATCTCTTATTTCTAAACCAAACTTAGAAACAAAGTCACCTTCACCTTCAAAACCTTGTATGTTTTCAAGATACATTTCAAGAGGAAATGATTGCACATATTGTTTGAGTGTATCTTCACCATAAAGAAAGTCAACTGTATCACGACTTGTTCTTGGTAAATACAAAGTGTCCATGCCATAAATTTTCATGGACTCGATAAGCAAATCTTCTACAAGAAGTTGCTCATTTGTAATTTGATTTGCTGGAAAAGGGTTGAAATACTGATTAGTAGCCATGATTAACCCATGTAAATTTCATTAGGCGCTACATTGTAAATTTGCATCTCCTCTTCTAATTTGTCTATTTCAGCTTTCGCCTCTTCTTGTATTCTAGGTCCATCAAGAGTAACACCTCCTGGCATTTGTATGCCAGCAAATTTTGATAAATTAGATCCCCATTGATATTTAATTAGAGCTGTTGCATATCTTTTTAGAAACCTATCATTCCAAACATCTGAAAAACCTTCTACTGTTATAGAACCATTTGTAACATTAGCTGTTGGTGCTTTAACTAAAGTGATAGATGTTGGTGAATTTATTTGTGAAATTTGTAATTCTTCACTTACACCTTGAGTTGTATTTGCAACTGTAATAAAATCATTTTCAACTAGCTCTTGGTCAAATGTGGTACCAAAACCAGTAAGTGTATTTGAAACAGTTTCAACGAATGTTTCAGCAGTTGCAAGACCAGTTATATTAACTGTATCAGGTCTTAGTTGACGATAACATTCTATAATGACATACTCACCTACTTGTATATCAGCGTCCCAAGATATGTCTAAAAATAATTTATTTTGATGACGATTAAATCTAAATTGTGGTTTGCCTGAAAATAAAAGATTCAATGTTTGTATATGTTGCATTGTGATTTCATAAGACACATAAGAAACAGATGTAAAGTCATACAAGTCATGTAATCTCAATTGGTATCTTAAATCAAACATATTGATTGAAGCATTAGAATCATCAAAAGGAAAAACATTGTTCACAAATATAACAGCTGATGGTGCGTATATCCATTTACGATCCATATCTTCTTGTGTGATCTGATGTTTCATGAATAATTTTTCTACACCATCAAAATGGTAGTCATGAAAATAATCTAAAGCATCATCAACACGATCTTCTAGTTGATCATCATCTACATTGATTTCAATTACTGGAAACCCTAATCTTCTTAAACAATATTCTTTGAATTGTTGTCTAGTTGATGGTTGTCCTGTTCTTCCTCTAGTATAAGTTGGCATCTTTTATGTCCTTGTAACACCTGGTAATATATTAACGATACCTTCAACTACTCTTGTTTTTTCACCCGTTGCTGTTTTATGAATAAGAACATCATACATATATCGCCCAGCTGTAAGGTTTCCAGTATTCGCTGCGGTCATAGTAAGTGTTATTTGACCAGTTCCGTTACTGGTGATTGTTGCAACAAAATCATTAGCCGTAGCAGAAAACTGGGATTTTCTAATTTGAGAGTTTGCAAGATAACCAAACAGGTTAATGTTTGCACCTGAGTTATCTTTTGCGTGTATGGTATTTGAAAAATTTGCGTATTGCTCTAGAAAGAGCTCAGTATAAGTAGCGATCTCGTTCTCCTGTTTTTCTTCTATTTAGTATAAACAGGAGTTTTTAATTTTAAGTTATGAAATAATCTAAAGCTTGTTGATTACTAATGTATCTTACAAATGCAACACCTGAACCACCTCCTCCACCAGAGCCTGCTCCAGAACCCTGACAACCTCCGCCACCGCTTCCTCTATTAACTGCACCCGAACCACCTGGTCCATCAGGACCGTGAGCTCCAGCTCCAGTAGGAATACTAACTGGTAATCCTGGAGATTCATGTGGGGAACTTACTGCTGCACCTCCACCTCCTCCACCTGCATAACCAACTCTAGTTCCTGAAATAGATAAAGCGTAACCTTTTCCTCCTAAGCCAGATGGTTCCCCATCATTACCAGTTGATCCTGCACCACCCCCTCCTCTTGCTCCATTAGACGAATTACCGAGTGATAATCCGGCAGACGAAGGCATTGGATTTTGAGTAGATTGAACACCAACACCTTGACCAGAACTTGTTGGAAAATGACCACCGCCAGAACCACCGGGTTGAGTGAACCCTCCACCGCCTATTGCATCTACAACTGTGGCTAATGATGTAGTTGTGTTAGTTCCGTTATAAGTAGAAGATACAGGAGCGCCAGCGTTTCCAGCTCCACCAGCACCAATTACAATAGAGTATGTAACATCTTTATCAACTGGTACCGAATGAGCATAAACTAAACCACCGGCACCTCCGCCTCCACCCACACCACCACCAGGTGCAGTTCCAGCACCAGAACCGCCGCCTGCAATTTGTAAATATTCTACTGTACCTGTAAAACTTGGTTTAAAATTTCCTGATGTAGTAAATGCGTGAACACTATTAGTGCTATCTATTGTTTTAGTGCCACCAGTTGTTGTAGGAAAAGCATTTGCGGATGCAAGAACTAGTTTTCCATAGCTCAGACCTAGAGGAAAAGTAAAACCTGGAGGTCTTGTGGTCTCTATTCTTTGTTTCTCTTTAGCAACTTGGCTTCTAGTAAAATTTACACCCATTAATTTATACCCATTAGCTTATGAAAAATCCTGTTACTGCATTTGCATCTGTACTATATTTAATTACAACTATTCCTGAACCGCCTGCTTTTGGCCCATCTGCATCTGATGGAGTGCCTGATCTATTAATCACATAAGGGGTTTGATTAGAGGCCATACCTGAACCACCTCGGCCTCCACCTCCTGTGTTTGCTAAACCAGTTCCATTAGGTGCAGTAGAACCGGGTTCTGATGCAGGAGAAAAAGGAGATCCGCCCCCACCTCCGGCGCCTCCAAGACCAACTACTCTTGCATCACCTGGATCATACCAACCACCAGCACCTCCGCCACCACCGAAAAAT